CGTTGCCGTTGAGCCACCTCAAACGCGGCCTCGTTGGGATCAGCAGCCCACGCAATCATCGCGTACGGCACGCCCTCATCGGCCTTGTAAATCATTTCATCGCGTCGAGCTTGCGAGTATTGACGGGCTGTCTGAATGATTGACGGCAGTGGCCCCACGATTGGTATTTGCCCATCGGCACCAATCACAAAATTGTTGTTTTCGTCGACCTGAAAAGTGCGCATTACGTTGGAACCCCTGTAGTGCCGGAACCGGTAGTTACACCGCTGTGCGCGTGGGTATCGCCTACGTTCTTGCCGTTGTGCTTGAGCGTGCCAGCAGGGCTGAGCATGGTGATACCTGCGGGCGTAACGGTGATCGACGACACCCCGGCTTTAATCTTAACGCCACTAACGCCAAGGGATACGCACACCTGCCCGTCCAGGGTCTGCCAAACCGCATTGTCTGCGTTGGCCCCGTCGATGATCCAAGACTTGAGCGTGTCGGGGAAGAATACAGCGTCACTGAATTTGCATTGACGTTCGGTGTTTGGCCAGTCTTCAACCCCGCCACCCTGCATGATCAAACTGATGTCGTTATCATTGGCTGCCAACCAACCCAGGTCGCCAGCCTTGAGCGGGAAGCGCATAAAGATACCCCCACCCCCGAAGCGGTACACCGGGATGTTGTGCACGTCGGCGCGGGCAACCTTGCTGCCGTCTGTACCGCCCATCATAACGATAGGGTGCAGCACTGCGCGGTTAGTGGCGTCGTTGTAGCTGACCACGCGGGCGGGCACCATGCCGTCAACCTCGTTGCGCAACCAGTTGGCAAGGAACTCATTGGTGATACCACCCATATTGCCGCTGTTGGCCTGCTGGCTGTTCGGCTTTTGAATGTCGGTCATGCTCGGGTCGCCAATGCGGTGTAGTAGAACGGCGCGTCATGGGTCGCTACATCAAACGCAAGCTGCGTGATCACGTAGTCACCATTGGCTGCCGGGTTGATCTGCGACACAAGCCGCAGGGCGCCACCGAGGACCGTGTCTGCATCAATCAGGAAGGTCACTTTTAGGCCCTTCTCCGTTGGCTTAGGTACGCCCACCATCCCGGTGTTTTTATTCAGGATGCGGATGCGACCAGTGAGCGGCATTTTTGCATCCTTCACAACTAGCTTGCCGTCATCAATGTAGGCGCTGACGCCACCGGCCTGTTGTAACAGCTCAACCTGTTTTAGCTCAGGTCCACTGTGCGTGTAGTTGCCAATGTTCTTATCTTGTGCCTGGAAGTCGAGCGTTACCCCGATGTCATCAGCGATTGACTTGGCTATTGCACTCAGCTTGCTCTGAGCCCCTGCGGACTTCGCAGAGAGCTTGCCCTTGCTCGCGTTGGCAGTCTTCGCGGTGATGGTGAGTTCGATGTCTGGCGGCATGCTAGGCTCAGCCGCAGTGATGTCCCCAACGAATATGCGGGTCAACCCGGTGGATACCCTGCCAACCTCAAGGATTAGCCGCTTGGGAGTCGGGTTGCTGTTGAATGGACTCGCCTCGGTCACCAGAAAGTCACGCGTCTGGCGCTTGAGGTTGGTGATGACCACGGTGCAGTCATTCTGCTCGGGGTTTGCGTACTTCGTGCCTGTTGCCTTGACCTTCAACCCCTCGTACCAGTTGATGCGCCCGCTCACCTCAATTCCAACGCGCACCCGGCGCAAGTCAACAGCCCCCATTTTCAAACCTCCTCAAAGCGCATGTAAACAAATTGTTGGTCCACGCCGAACCGGTCGTAATAGGGTAACTCATCGTCCTCGGTGAGAATCCAAAAATTACCCGACCCCTGCATATGCTTGTACGGGATGAGCGGTGAGCCCGCGACAATGCGCTGGCCCGACAAAAGCAGCACGTCATTCAGCACCAGGGTGCAGCACATCACCCCGTTGCATTCCTTGATTGTGATGTCCCACCGGTTGCCGTCTAGCGTTACCGACAGCTCTTGGTTTGGGATAGAGTCAAGCGAGATAGTTCTCATCCGTTGTATAACCCCGCCAGCACCGAACCTTTGCGTTTGGTTGGTGCGTTGCTTTCGGTGGTCTGCACCTGGCCTTTCTTAACGGTGCTCGCCTGCGATTTGTTAGAGACCTTGCTTGGCGGTAATGCACCGTACTCAGGTTTGATGGTGTCGAAAACCCGCATCTTGATTTGCACAACAGTGCTATTGCCCTGCTCGGCGTTTTCATCGTGCGGCATTTCGTAAATCAGCATGCTTGAGTAGGTGTCAACCTTGGTCTGTACCACCAAACTTTGCTGCGTTTTCCACGCTCGCTTGAAGGCTGCGTAGACGTTGCGCATGTCCTCGGTCAACAAGAACGGTATGTCAATTTCGATAGGTAGGTAGACGATATGGTCTGACTTCTCGCTGCCATCCTCAGCCGTGAAACTGAGGATTTTGGAAAGCTCGCGCACCGTAACCTGCATCGGTGCCGCAAGCGGGAACAACTGAGTCAAATTATCAGCGTCAAGAATTGCAATCACATCTTGACTCAACGAGTTGACGTTTGTGTCAGTCGAAGCCATTAGCGCGCCCTCCCGTTGGCTGAACTTTCCTGCATTGATTTGAGCTGCTTATCAAGGGCACCTGTCGATTCCTTAGCGATACCGTCAGCGTCCTTGGCTTGCGGTGCATTTACGGTGATTTCACCAACGCTCAAGTTGTTCTCAACCTTGCTGTTGCTGTTGGCGTTGGTGATTGCGCTACTTGTTGTCGAATTGAGCGGGCTGGCACCGGCTGCTGCCAACTGCTGCTGACCCATACGCACAGTGTCGTTGCCTGGGATGTCGCTCGCATCCTGCCCGCTGCCACTTGGGCGCGCACGACCTACCGGCTCTTTCGGGCCTGCGTTTTTACCGTCCTCCCCGTCTTCCCCTTCGCTGCCGATACCGAAGAACTCAGCCACCGTGGACACCCCGGCAGCGATCTGCTTAACGCCACGCATGATGAAGTCAATCATCTGTTGGAAGCCTACAGTTATTGCGCGCCAAACGTCGCTCGCCATCTGACCGAGGAACTTGAAGGCTATTGCTATGCCGTCAACCAGTGCTTTGACAACCGGGTACTTTTCGACCATCTGGCCAATGAACGAATCATTACCATCAATGAAGTTCATGATGTCGTCATAGATCAGCGCGAAGGCAGCAGCAGCAAGCGCGATGGCCGCACCAATAGCAATGATTGGCCAGGTTGCAGCCAAGGTCGCAGCAGCAGCAGCAAGCATTGGCGGGACATACATCACCGCAACCACCGAACCGATAGCGATAAAGAAGCCGGCTACTAAATCCTTGTGGTCTTCCAGCCAATCGAAACCAACAACCAATGCGTCAATGACCTTGGTGAAGTAGGGCATCAAGCTTGTGCTGATACTTAAGCCCGCCCGCTCAAAGCCAGCGCTTAATTCGTTCCATGCCGACTTGAACTTTAAGGCTTGTTCGGCGTTCTCCTTGGTGACCACGCCTTGCTCTTTCTGCTTGGCAAGCAGCCGCTCAAGCTCCGTGCGCCCCTTCAACAGCATTTCAACGGTGCGGTTGTCGGTGATGCCAAGCTCTTTGATTTTAAAAACGGCTTCGTTCTTTGGCAGCTTCTCGACGGCAGCAGCCAAGTCGAGCATGCCAGCTACGGCACCCTTTGCGTTCCCGTCTGTACCCTTGAGCCCTACGTTGAGAGCCTTGAACGCCTTAGCGGCACCGGACTCGGCGTCACTCATTGCCTCGCCCATTTTCTCAGCAAGGTCCGTGAGCGAATCCCGAGCCCCTTGAGCATCACCGCCCGCAGCCTCAGCCGCTTTACCGAAGGCGTCAACGTTCTCGATCGTTTCACCCAAAGCGTCTGACGTCTGCTGCAAGGCAACGATCATGTTGGCAGACTCAAACACCCCGCCTATGCTCGCCTTCGCAGCCAGGAAGCCAGTCAGCGCGCCAGCAGCCCCAGTGATAAAGCCGGCCATTGATGAGCCAGTTTTGGCTGCAACTTCGTCGGTTGCTTTGAGTTTATGAATAAGGGCATCAGCAGACAGGGTTGCCTTTTTATTGCCGTCATCAACCGACTTGGTGTCGGATTGAAAGACCGTGACCCAGGTGTCGAGAATACCGCCCATTACTTGCCTCGCTCTCTTGCGTACTCAGCCGCTCGGTATTCGTTGTAGCGGTTGACCTGCACCATTTCCCACAGGTCAAACGCATCTTCCATGTCTATTGAGGTTTTGAGGTCGGTGAAGCTGACAGATCCCGCGTGCCCGGTGAGGATGCATGCAATGAATCCGTCACTGTTTGGATAAGCAACGGTAGGTGCTTGGCAATCAATCCGCTTAAGAAAGTCGAGAGATCGCCTTGACCGAAAAAACTTGTGTTGTATTGCAACATGGCGTACTCGATGCGCAACAGTTGCTCGCCATCAACCACGTGGTTATTGATCAGCGCTTTGTTGACCAATGTAATCTCGCGACCATCCTCAAGCCGAACCGCGACGTATCGCATGAGCAGTTGCATTACTTCCTCAGAGACGTTGTATTCCCCGAGTTTTGGAATGTTGCTCACTGGATATTTCGCCATCACTTCCCGCATTGGGATAGCGGGAATCTTTGAAACGATGAACGTTTTCACGTCACCGTCAGAGTCCTTGATTTCAACATCCTTCGGCTTGATTAGGTCAGACATTGTTAGTTCCCCGTTGGCTTGGTTGTTGCGATGTTTTCAAATGTGAAGCTATACACGCTGTCTTTGTAACGACCGGCAGACGTGGCTGAGCGACCAGGCATGTACGCGCCGCAGTGACCACCTGAGAGCGTCACAGTACCGCCGTCAGGGTAGTTGCCGATAAACGACACTTCGTCACGTGCAACGCGCTTACCCTTGGCAGCACGGTTGGCGTCAAAGAGGTATTGCAATGCAATGTCATCCTCGCTGCCAGGTACAACCGCAACCTTGATTGGGATGGGCTTAGGCGCCGACCAGTGCACCAAGGTGCCGTTGGCGGTCATTGCGCTGTCAGCAATTTGCACCTCGGGAATGTCGAGCGGGTCAGTACCATCAGCAATCTCGCTTACGGTAACCCCGTTCGGGTAGGTGTTGCTCCCAACGACGCGAAAGCTAATACCCGTCGAACTGATATCTAGCGGCATAATTAACGCTCCAAGTTATACGAGGTTGTGCGAGCCTTCAATTTTGCGCACGACATCATTTTTCGAATAGACGAGAGTGTACACGGCTTTGTATTCCGTGGTGTTGCTCGGGCCAGTGTACGGAACAATCACAACGTCAGCCCAATAGCCGTTGGTTTGCACATCGCGCCAGGCGTCAGTGTCACCAGTGATCTGAGTCACCGCGATCTGTTGCAGTGCGGTGAACGGCTTGCCGATGCTGATAACACCGTTGCGTTTGGCTTGAATCACGCGACCCAACAGCAGGCCCATGACCACGCCGCGCCCTGCGTCATCCGCGCCGATTTGGGCAAGGGAGAGTTGACCACTGAGGAAGTCAGCTTGCAGCGAGGATTTCAACCACTGCTCATTGAAATGGACGTTCATGTCCAGCGGCGCAGTGGCACCACCAAGCAGATAGCCGCGTTGGAAAAATGCAAGCTTCTGGCCTGCATTCGACGTGGTGCCGTAGTAGTTCACGCGTAGCGCATCCATTGCGTTCGCGGTGGTGTCATCGCTAACGTCGTTCTCATTAGCGAACGGGCCTTGACGGTACATCACGTTGACCACACAGTTGCTGCGGGCGTAGTCGATTGCCGCACCGATAGCAGCCGGGAGCGATTCCTTGTACTCACCTACCAGGCCGTTGAGAATCAAACCGGTCGACGCGTACTGCATCAACTGCGCGTACACCTGCGCCGCGTTGGCCAGGGTGACTTGATAGTAGAACTGATATTTGATGTTCAAGCCTGCGTTGTACAGCGCCACGGCTTCGGCTTGGTCGACAGTTACAGCACCCGCAGCAGCGTACGAGAACGAGCCAAACGAGTCAGTCACTTGCTCAGCAATTTGCAACGCCTGCACCGGTTGCTGTGGGGCTGCACCAGGCGAGAAAATAGACAGCGCTGCACGCCAGCCAAGCAGCGTGCCGACGTCGCCAGTGACAGCAACGCCAAGAGCTACAGGCGCAACACCAGTAGCACCACCGACCAGATTGAACGCACTTGCAACGGCGTCATAGGTCACGGTTGCGGTTGCCCAAACAGGTGCAACGTTGGCGGCACGGATGGCGACTTGCAGGATGCTCGCAACGTCAGCCAGGGTCAACGCCGTGGAAAAGTTCAAGCCGGTCAAGGACACCGAAACCGCACCGAGAGTCAGCGGCAACGTTCCCGCAGTGATAGCGGTGAAGCTCGCGAGAACCGGCTTGATCGCGGCGCCGAAAATGCGTGGTGCACGGGCAACATCAACATAGGCTGCGAACCGCAGTTCCTTTGCCTTGCTTGCAGGCGGTGGCGAGATATAAGCCGCGTACTGCGCAGCGAACTCAGCATCCGGGGAAGAGCTACCGAACAGAGCAGCAGCAAGAGCACCGATGTCATCGCTCAGGGTTACCACGCTGCCTGCTGGGACTTTCGGGTCAGTGGTGAAACGAAGCCCGCAGCGCGACCGCTCAGCGACTACCTGAGCGCCGACAACCCCGGACGTGATGGGAACGTAGCGGTTAATGCTAATAGGCATGGTGGCCCCTTTATACTCGGTGGATTGCGATTTCTGCGGTTTCGATTATCGCAGACTTTTGGATTATGGAACGTCGGTAGCTCATAGTAAATTCAAACATCGGGCCAGCTTCAAACTGTGCACGGTCATTGACTACAAAGTTAGGCTTAGTTGACGGTATCTTTTCAATCCCCATACCGTTCGCTTTGAGCGCTTTGATGAACGGCGGGGACTTCAACAACATCAACGCCAACTTGACGACATCCCCCGCACGCAACGCGGCAAGGTCGGTTTTGTTGACCGGTGCGAACCCCTGCACCTGATAGGTGATGCGCATCCGCTGCGTTGATGTATCAACCGTTTGCCCGGTGCCAATGTCGTGCGTTGTGTTGTAACCCTGCGCACCGTGCGGGTCATCGGCAATCTCAACGAAGTACAACACCGGACCATCAAGGCGCCCTTGGTTGTCGGTTTGAAAGTTGGCCGTAACCTTGACCTCAGGGTGCCCTTGCTCGGTCAGCATTGCCAACATCTGCGCCCGAAAGAACGCGGAAATTTCGTTATTGTTCATCAGTCCACAACCCCAATGTCAACGAACATGGCTGACTGCCAACCGTCTACGTCATTCCACGGAACATCCGATACCGTACTGTACTTGCGCCCGTTGCGCTCGCACAGGTCAGGTGACTCACCTCGGTTGATAGAGTTGATTCGCTCGGTGGTATAGAACATGAAATATTTCTTTGTCAGGTCGAGCCCTAGAGACTCGTATTTTGTTTGGTCCACCGGCTGCCATGAGCCCTCAACAGGCGCCTGCGCGGCATACGTGGTCACCCATTCACCGATAGCGTTCTCCACGCGGGCTGTGGCTCGG